TAGGTCGGGGGTTCGAGTCCCTCTCGTCAGGCCAATTTATAAGTGTGTCATTATATTGACACATATTTGACGATTCTCCGACAGCTAGCTTAACTAAATACAATAGTTATTCTGATTTATTTTATGTCCCCTTGTGTTTTTTGTGATAAACATTCAAATCAAGGAATAATAAAAATGAATAAAATATTAGTCGCAATCGTTATGGTTACGGCTTGTTCAGTTACACTTGCCGATCCAATTGTAACAGATTCAACCTCAAGAAGTTATACTGATTCAAATTCGACTTCAACAACAACAGTTAAGTCTCCGCCACCAACAGCCGTGGCACCAACAATCACATCCATCAATAATGACCTGTGTACCGTAGGTTCATCAGGAGCTGCTCAAACTCAAATTTTAGGTTTATCTTTTGGTGTTACATCCAGAGATATGAATTGTGAAAGATTAAAACTTGCTAAGAACCTTTATGATATGGGTATGAAAGTTGCAGCCGTATCTACACTATGCCAAGATGAAAGAGTTTTTGCTGCTATGATGAACGCAGGCACACCATGTCCAATTGATGGTAAAATTGGTGAGTCAGCAAAAGAATTGTGGGAACAAAATCCAGACCGTCAACCAAAAAACTCAGAAGAAAAAGCAGTAACCAATAATCGTAGAGTTGGTAAACCATGAAATTTTTGGTGTCATTTGTGCTTGTAATCCTTTTGGCAATTTTTTTGCCTAAAGCACAAGCACAGACTCCGATAACATCTCAGAATATCCTTACACCAACAGTTGGTGCATGGTCTGGTTCTGTTGCAGGACAGAATGGTGGATTTTCTGGTGGTGGTAATGGACCAGCATTTAATGCAGGAACAAACACCTTAATCTTCGGATATACAACTGCAACATCAACTCAAAGAATTAGTGCTGAAGCGTTTGCTATTCAACACGCATTAGATTTATCCAATTCTGGTATCAAAATTAATGGATATAACTATTCATGGCAGATTAATAACTCTGGTGAACAATCTGGAACATTATCTGGTAAAGTTGAATTGTTGAGAAATAATACTGCTCTACAATCTTACACTTATAATTACAATGCACCAACACAAGGATTTGAATTAAAAACTGGTACTCAAACATTTGTTACTCCTCAAAGTTTACTGGCTGCAGACCAAATTGCATTATCATTTACAGGCAAAGATAGTAGATTTTGGGCTGGTTATTACGGACCACAAGTTAGAGAACCATCTTTAACTCTAAACTATACAACAGACCCATGCATGGGAAATCCAGCGTATTCACCATCTTGTGCTGGGTATAATGATGTTCTTACTAGTCGAAGAATGTATGCAGAAAGTTATGCCATCAATCAAGCATTAGATTTATCTGGTGCTGGTTTAAAAATACATGGTTTGAATTATGGTTATGATTATGTTTTAGGTGGAACATGGTGTTCAGTTGCTGGTACAAATCCAGACGGAACACTTGGATGTTCTAGGACTGATCCATCATCTATTGCTGTAGGTGTTGCAGTAACAAAGAGTAATGGAAGTATTTTGTATTCTAATGCTCATTTGCATGAAGAACAGAATTCATCTGGTTCAACTAATTACTCTCATATTTTTAATAACTCATTGTTGTTAGGTGACATGGGTGGTTTTGCCATGGTTGACCAAGTAAATGGTACTGGTGCAGTTTTTAATAAATGGAGTAATTGGAAATATACACCAGACCCATGCGTAGTAAATCCATTATCATCATCAAGTTGTCCTGGTTATGCTGCAGCATATCAAACTCAGATGTGTTCAGCTAATCCACTATACAACTCTGGATGTCCTGGTTATGCCGAAGCAATCTTTACTCAACAATGCACAGCCAACCCATTATCAAATCCTTCTTGCCCAAGTTATGCATCGGCATATCTAACATATCAATGTTCTGTGAATCCTCTGTATAGCACAACATGTCCAGGATACGAACAGGCATATTTAAATTCACAATGTATTAAAGATTCTCTTTATAGTAATAAGTGTGAGGGTTATGCAACGGCATATGCAATCAAGTATTTGGTAACAGGAATAGATTCAACATCAGTAAATCAATCATTGTCTAATACTGCTGCTACAAAAGCAAATGATCCAATTACTGTAAAAGTTACAACCACAACTGCATCAACTACAATTAGCACCGATGGTACAGTTACAACTGGTGTGTCTGCAACTGGTGATACCAATGTGGACAAAGCAATTTCTTCCAAATCATCAACAACTAACGCAACACCAACAGCAGTTCAATTAGCACCACCTGCGCCAGCATCAGCAGCACCTGCCGCTGAAAGAAAACAAGACGATAGAAAAGCAGAAAGTAGACCAGAAGGACCGCAAGGTGGTCAACAAGAACAAAAGTCTGACCAACCTAAAACTGCAAGACAAGAACTACAAGAAAGAAGAGAAGCAGCAGTTAAAAAAGATATGGTTGAAAAAGGTAAAGATTTGGCAAATGACATGGGCAAAGCAACAAATATGCAACAACAAATTGCTGTGCAAAATGTTGTAATTCAAGCGATGGGATTCACTCCTGGTTTTGATGTATATAATAAATCATTTGTGCCTGACGGACAAATGTATAAACCATATACTGCATATGCTAATCAGCGTAATGTAGATAATGCAAGATTAAGTCGTGGTCTATTTGGTGGAACTGATAGATTGCATGAACAAATGACAAATCAACAATATTTAAAGGACTCAAGATGACAACAGAAGTTAAACCATTATCACGCTCTGAAAGAGAAGCACTAATTAAAGATAAAGCAGGTTGGGTAATTACCATACTTGCAGCCTTACTTGCAATCAATACTCTAATGGGTGGCAGTAATGGCAGTAAAGTTTTAAATAATACAATTGATGCAAATAACACTTGGGCATTTTATCAAGCTAAGTCTATCAAACAAACATTAGCAGAACAATCACTTGATGATGCTGTTGTTCGTAAAGACACAGCGAAAATTGAAAAGTTAAAAGCAAAAATTGATAGATATGAATCTGATCCAAAAACTGGTGAAGGTAAAAAAGAATTGATGGAGAAGGCTCGTAAACTAGAGGCAGACCGTGCAGTTGCCAAATCAAGAAGTCCATGGTACACATATGCAGGAAGTTTATTTCAAATTGCTATTGTATTATTGACTGCAAGTATTTTGGCAGTAAACAACAGATTATATAAAGCAAGTATTGGTGTTGGTGCATTGGGTGCATTGTTAATGAGTCAAGCACTTTGGTTATGGTTACCAATCGTTCTATAACAAAAAGGGAAGTACCATGGGCGAGGAAATCAAAAGCGTAGATGCAAAGGTAGATGAACTAGAAGCAGCTGCAAAAAAATATGCTAGTAAAGATACAGTTATCAGTATTGGTGGATATGAATTCACTCCAGCAAAATTGATGATTGCGTTTACTATTGCATCATCATTACTTGGTGGTCTTTATGGCACATTTGAAGTTTATAAAGACTATATGAGTATGAAGAAAAAGATTGCTGAATATGTTACGCCTGATTTGACAGAACTTTATAAAAAGATGGAAGTGCTAGATGCCAATACAAGCAAGATGGCAGAGTATAGTAATTCCATCAAAAATGATTTGAAGCAGGATGTTCGTAGTGTTCAATCCGTTGTTGAAAATATTGAAAGAACAACAAAACAAGACCAAAGACTTACTGATGGTAATGTTAAAGAAATAAAAAGAGATGTGGACTCCACATTGAAAGATATTAATCGTGAAATGGTCAAAAATCAAAAAGAGTTGCAAGCAGAAATCCGTGCGTTGAGAGGCGAAGTTGATATGAAGATTAAAAAGGCATTGGATAATCCATTATCAAACTAAGGAAGACATGGCAGAAGAGAAGAAAGAGGCGTATGAGTTTAGTGTCGCTGGATTTAAACTAAAACTAAACAGCGCATTTTTAGCAATGGCAATACCAATTGCAACAACAGTTGGTGGTGCCATGTGGGGCGCATTTGAGTTTTACAAAGATTATACAGATATGAAAACCAAGATTCAAAAGTATGTTGCACCAGATTTATCCACTTTTGATAAACGGTTGGCAGTTATGGAAGAAAACAGTCAGAAAACTACCGATTACACAAGAGACATTAAGAATGATTTGAAGCAAGATTTACGCCGTCTTGAGGTAGTTGTTGAACAAGTTGAGAGAAACTCAAAGCAGGCACAAAGGGACTCGGAGACTGAAGTTCGCCAATTAAGAAAAGAAATTGATAGTAAAATACAGAAAGCGCTAGATAACCCTCTAGCAAAGTAGTATCGGTAAGTGTTGCCTAAAAACAACACTTACCTCTTTTCACGCTTGACAGGCACTTGGGATTGTGATATACTGATATTCTAATTCAAATTGGATACATAACATTTATATGATGAGGATTTTATAATGGCAAGATTGCTAGACGCTAACACACTATATGCAGGTAGCGAACCAAAAATTGTTGGCGATTTAACTCGTTTACAATTAATGAAAGCCTTGAATTGGTATTCCCAAAACAAGGATGCTAAAGATTCTTTGAAATGGGCAAGTGAGTATCTCAACAAAAAACTCAAATTAAAAATCCCCGAAGCAAACATAAAAAATCAAAGTAGTGCCTTTGGTTGGATTTGCCGTATTGTCAACAATGGCGGTATTCTACCAGAAGAAAACAAGAATTGGTTAGAAGAAGAAATTCGAAAATTAAAATTGGTAAAAGAACCAGTTATTGATAATTCTTCAACTAAACCAGTTTCGGTAATTCCATCAATTCAGGAAAGAATCAAAGATTCCTCTTCTCGTATCATTGGTGAATTAGAAGGTTTTGTTGATGATTTTGTTTTGAACGGGTGTAAAGAGACCAGTAAAACTCCTAAGGGTATGATGGTTGAATTAAAAGCAAAATCCGTTCATACTAAGGCGATTGTTGAACACTACAAAAAAGTCCGTGAAGAAATTACAGAAGCACTTGTTGGTGATGATGAACAATTAGTAGAAGGTTACTCTAATTTCAAAAAAGTTGAATTGAAACGATTTGAGGCATTCCTTTCTAAATTAATTGATGACGCTTTGATGTTGGAAGACGAATCTAAAAAGAATCGTAAACCAAGGAAGAGAAAAGTTAAATCACCAGATGAGTTGGTTGGCAAACTGAAGTATTGTATTGAAGATGAAGTAAATAAATTCAAGTCGGTAGATCCAAAAGGAATTATCGGTGCTTCTGCTCTTTGGGTGTATAACTCAAAGACTAGAAAACTTGGTTGTTACTTTGCCGATGATGCAGGTGGATTATCAATTAAAGGTTCCACAGTTTTGAATTATACTGAGAGTAAGTCGATACAAAAGAAATTAAGAAAACCAGAACAAGTTGTTCCCGAAGTTATCAATGGTGGAAAAGTATTTCTCCGTAATGTAATTGATAACATTCGTGCCGTTCAATCTCCTTTGTCTGGTCGAATCAATGCAGATACAGTATTAGTTAGGATTATAAAATGAAAATCGCAATTTGCTCTGATATTCACCTTGAGTTTAGTGATATCAATTTGCAAAATACAGAAAATGCCGATGTATTGATACTCGGTGGTGATATCTGTGTGGCGGCTGACCTTGGTCGACCAGACCCTCATGGTTTTATGGAAGGCGCCCGTAGTAATCGTATTGTTGATTTCTTCAAACGATGTTCGTTTCAGTTTCCGCATGTAATTTATATTATGGGTAACCATGAACACTATCATGGTGACTTTGCTACAAGCGGAAACAAATTAAAATCAATGTTAGAATCTAATATGTTGAGCAATGTTTATTTGCTTGATAAAGAATCTAAAATGATTGATGATGTGACATTCATCGGTGGTACATTGTGGACTGATATGAACAAAGAAGATGAAATGACACTTCTTCATATTCGTGGTATGATGAATGATTTCCGTTGTGTGAAGAATAGTAATCGTATGGTTACTCGTAGAGTTCCTCTATACAAGAAAGATGCTAACGGTGAATATATCCATCAAAAGATTGGTGAAATCAATTCATTGATTGAAGATGGACATAAAATGAAAGAAGAAATTTCTACATTTTGTCCAGAAGATGCCGTTGTTGACCACAAACAAATGCTCGGTTACATTCAGACCATTATTGAAGGTAAGTTTGACCAAAAGTTTGTTGTTGTTGGTCATCATGCACCTAGTCGTTCTTCTACGCATCCAAGATATGCGGGTGAACAATTGATGAATGGTGGTTACAGTTCTTCATTAGATGAATATATCATAGAACATCCACAAATTAAATTGTGGACTCATGGTCATACACATGAAGATTTTGATTATATGGTTGGTTCTACCCGTGTCATTTGTAATCCAAGAGGTTACGATGGCTATGAAGAAAGAGCAGACCGATTCCAATTGAAGGTAGTTGAAGTATGAGTGAGTATACACCTGATAGATGGTTAGTTGTTAAAATCACAGGTAAAGATTATCCGCCTGTCCATAAAGTTTTTGCTTGTTGGTATGGCGGATATCTTGGTAGTGATTCTTGGCAAATGAATAGTGGAATCACTAGAGTAACTGAAACAAGAGATTATTTCTTTTTCGATGGGTCGAGTGGTTCAGTTTATGCTTGTCGTAAGGGTTCTTATGGTGCGAATGGATATGGTTCAAGTGTCCTTTCAGGACTAATTGAAAAACTTGAGAAGAATGGTGGTAAGATGGAAATTCTTCCTGAAGAAACTAAATGGATGGAGATTGATTATGCGTGAAGAACTAGATAAACAATTATGTGAAAAGTATCCTCTAATTTTTAGAGATAGACATGGCAATATGCAAACCACAGCTATGTGTTGGGGTATTTGTACCGGTGATGGTTGGTATAATATCATTGATACTCTTTGTGGTATGTTGACTTCTGAGTATCGTAGCGCAAAAAGTCGTTATGAATATCTTATGCAAGTTGGTATTGGTAATGTTCTTTATGGAACAAAAACAGTAACACAAGAAGCAGTTGATGAAGCAAAAGCAAAACTTGATGAAGAGACTCTGAAAGTTCCAGTTGCTGTTCAAGTGAAAGAGAAATTTGGCGGTTTGAGATTTTATGTTCAAGCGGCAACTGATAAGCATTACAATTATATTTGTTTTGCTGAAAGTATGAGTTATAAAACTTGTGAAACATGCGGTGCACCAGGAGAAAGATATACTGATGGTTGGCATCAAGTTCTATGTGAAACTCATGCCAAAGAACAAGGTCGTGAAAAAAATGAAGAAGAGGGAGATGATGATGGATTATGATTATGAACGATACGATAAAATTTTAACCGAAATGCTTAAAGGCAGTCATCGGGATCCTGATGATTTAGAAATTGGTCGAGATATCTCTGATTTGCCTGAAGTGAAAATTATCTTTGATGGTTATGGTGACCTTGAAGAAGAGATTGATGGTGAATACAAGTATACAGAAGGTGGTAACACCAATATGGAATCTTATGCCATCTTTATTCACAAAGATGCATTAGTTGAAGATTTTATCTTTCCTGAGCATGATAGTTACTCATTTACATTTGGTTCAATGATTCAACACCGACCAAAAGAAGAAGTTTGCATATATGCATGGTATGATGTTGAACAAGACTATTGGGAAATCCTTCAACTTGAAGACCGAATAGATGAAGATAACTCTATGGATGAAAATGATGTTATGAAAATCCTTGAAGGACTTTATGACTTATATTATAAACCGTGGGAAGGTAAGTTTGAGAATGACCCAAATACCGGTTTACCGAAATGGCCTTTTAAATAACACCATGTTTACCGCATATCTATGAAGATATGTAGTAGAATGGCTACACTATGATAATATTCGACTTTAACCAGGTAGCAATCTCTAATCTGATGGAACAGATTGGCTCTTCAAAAACGGCAGTTGATGAGAGCCTTGTTCGTCATATGATTTTAAACACCATTCGTACCTATGTGAAGAAGTATAAATCTTCCCACGGTCCTGAAATTATTATTGCTTGCGACAATAAAAAATATTGGCGCCGAGAAATATATCCACACTATAAAGCGGGTAGAAAGAAAGCAAGAGAATCTTCTGGTCACGATTGGAACACAATCTTTGAATGTCTTGGTAAAATTAAACAAGAACTAAAAGACCATTCGCCTTACAAGGTGATTGATGTTGATACTTGTGAGGCAGATGATATTATTGCAACACTAGCACTTAAATTTTCCGCAACGGAAAAGATTATGATTTTGTCCTCAGACAAAGACTTTGCACAATTGCAAAAGTTTCCTAATGTAGAACAATATTCACCGATTCTAAAAAAACAAATTAAAGAACCATTACCTGCCGCTCAACTTAAACAGTTGATTATCCGTGGCGACAAAGGTGATGGCATTCCTAACATATTGTCTGCTGATGATGTATTCGTAACTGGCGGTCGCCAGAAACCCATCACAGAGGCAAAGATTATTGGTTGGATGAACCAAGAACCAAAAGAATTTTGTAATGAAGATATGTTACGAAACTATTCTAGGAATGAAGTTTTGATTGATTTGACAAAAATACCCGAATCTCTGAAAATTGCGATACTAGATACCTATGAGAACGCAAAAGGTAAAACAAAGCAAGAGTTTATGAATTATATGATTGCGAACCGTCTCAAAAACCTACTTGAAGTGATTGATGAATTCTAATGAGTGCAGAAAAACTATATTCCGAGGTCCTTGAAGACTTCCAAAAAGCAGAAGATAAAGCAGCTAAGATTAAAGTCCTAAAAGAACACGACCATAAAAGTTTTCGTGAATTCTTAGAGGCAGCTTTTAATCCAGCTATTGTATTTGATGTTGAAATACCAAACTATAAACCAGATATCTCTCCCGCTGGTTTAAACTATACTTACTTGGATATGGAGATGAACAAACTATATCGGTTTGTTAAAAATCATCCAAAACGAACTAATGTTGAACCAAAAAAGTTATCAAATCTGTTGGAGATTCTCTTGGTGTCTTTACACAAAGATGAAGCAGAATTGTTGGTTCGATGCATTAAGAAGGACTTAAAAGTTCCTTTTCTTACACCTAAATTGATTAGAGAAGCATATAACGATAAGAATATGCTCGGAAAAGCAAAATGAAAGTTGCAGTAGTCACGCCTTCGATTGGTAAGCACGATTTATTGGATTGTCTTAGGTCAGTAGATAATCAAACCTATAAAGATTTAACGCATTATATTTTTATTGATGGTTATGATTATCGAACACCAGTATTCGATATGGCAGCAGGTGCTACGAAAACAAAATTTGTTATTTTGGAAGATAACATCGGCAAAGGTTGGTATGGACACCGAGTATATGCTGCTTGTTCATTCTTAGTTAATGCTGATGTTATCTGTTATCTTGATGAAGATAATTGGTTTGAACCAAATCATGTTCAGACTATGGTTGATAAATTAAATGAAGGTAATGATTGGGTTTATTCTTTAAGGAACATACATGATAAAGATGGAAAATTTCTCTGTGAGGACAATTGCGAAAGTCTTGGAAAATGGCCTGTATACTTTAATCCTCAGGTACACCATATTGATACATCATGTTTTGCCATACGCCGTAATGTTGCTGTTAACATTGGGCATGCTTGGTATGGCCAATGGGGCGCAGATAGACAATTTTTCTCAGCAGTAAAGCAGCACTTTACTAAGTATGACTGCACAAACGAAAATACTGTTGCATATAGATTAGATGGAAATTCTAATTCAGTAACGGAAGAGTTTTTTACAAAAGGTAATGATTTACAGAAAGTGAAATATAATGGTGAATTTCCATGGAAACTAAAACAGCGCTCATTACAGGTGGGGCCGGGTATCTCGGTAGTCATCTAGCAAAAACATTAAAGAAGGCTGGTTGGAAAGTTGTTGGTCTCGGTCACAGGAGACACACACTTAATCCATACTTTGATATGATGCATTATGCAGATATCAGAGACCAAGATGCCTTACATGATTTATTCAGTAGGATTAAATTTGATGTAGTCATTCATTTGGCTGCTCGAATTGAAGCAGGTATATCGTTTGAACAACCTACCGAATTCTATTCAGTCAATACTGGTGGCACTTGTAATTTAATTAATGTAATGTCGCATCACGGAGTGAAGAATCTTGTATTCTCATCTACCGCCGCTGTCTACAAAGCAAAGAATTCACCAATATTTGAGAATGATGAAAAATTCAATAATTCTCCTTACGGCAATTCTAAATTGTGTGCAGAACAGGCAATTGAAGCATCTGGTTTGAACTATGTCATTTTCCGTTATTTCAATTTGACTGGCGCAGACCCTGATGGTGAGTTTGGTGAAGCACACGAACCAGAGACACACTTGATTCCTCGGTTAATCGAAAATCTAAATAACTTCCAGTTGAATGGTAATGATTACAATACACCAGATGGAACTTGTATTAGAGATTATGTTCATGTATCAGATGTTGCAGAAGCACACATTAATGCAGCTAAGTATTTACTAGAAGGCAACAAGTCAATCACAATGAATCTTGGCACAGGCCGAGGTCATTCTATCCTTGAAATGATTACAGCATTAGAATCCATCACAGGTCAAAAGGTTAACTATACCGTCAATCCTCGTAGAAGTGGAGATGCCGATAGTTTAGTTGCCGATACCACTATTGCCAAAAATGTCTTGCATTATAGTCCAAAGTATGATATAGTAGATATTCTCAAAACAGCTTATGACTGGCACAAGAATGGCAAACAAGACTGATAAAAAAGACAACGATGAGGCAATGATTGCCTCGGAAAAGATTAATCTAGGTTTACTGGATAGTCATTTTCATTATCTGAGTGGTGATATTGATGAAGAGAATGTTGCGGACACAATCTGCTGGATTATCTACGAAAATCTCAAACCAGAACCTAACAAAATACTCACACTAATGTTGAATTCAAATGGTGGTGATTTGTCTAGCGCTTTTGGTTTAGTAGACATTATGAGAAACTCAAAACTACCAATTCGAACAATCGGAATTGGTTCAGTAATTTCCGCAGCATTTCTTATCTTTGCTGCCGGCACAAGAGGTGAAAGGTTTATTGGTCGCAACACTAGTATTATGTGTCACCAGTATTCTTGTTCAACCGAAGGAAAACACCATGACCTTAAAGCGTATAACAAGGAAATGGAATCAACAAACAAGAGAATGATAAACATTCTTAAAGAATCAACAGACTTAGATTTGAAAACAATAAGGTCAAAGTTTCTACCACCAACAGATGTGTGGATGACACCTGCTGAACTTATTGAATTTGGAGTAGCAGATAATTTTTTGAACTATACCTAAAGAAAGGATAAGAAGTTTTACCAAAATGTTCTCAAATAACCATCGGCAAAAAATCAAAGTGAAGTCGAAAAAGAAATACGAAGAAGAAACAATCAAAGAGAAACAACATCACCAAAAGCGTGATAGAAATATTTGGAAGATATTACGCCAACAGGAGAAGGACTATGTCGTATAAAGAGCTATTAAAAAAACAAATTGCAGAGTTAGAACAAAAAATTCAATCCGCAAAAGGTGAAAAGTCTGAGTTAGAAAAACAATTGAACAAATTGAGACTAACAGAATTCGAAGAAGATATGGCTACTGAAAATACTCAAGTTTTCCTCAAAGGTTAGTGACCACTAACTTAGTGTTGTAAAAAAGCAACAGTCTCAGGATTAGTGCTTGACATTCTTACCATATTGTGTTACTATATGGGCATGAGTGAAATTCTTAAAGAAACGACAGTATGGGATTGTGATTTCCAGGCAAACCATACTTACTTGCTTGACAATAAAGGCAAGATTATCGCCCATGCCGTAAATGGTGGGGATAAGATAATGATATCAAAATCTGGAAACATCAAATTGGACAAACGGTACAGAACCTTTGTTCGGTCAAATCATTCTGGTTTGGCAAAACTACTAAAAACGGAAAAACCACAAATCGGTGTCCGTGTCTTTTTAGTAAAATCCAAAGAAAAACAATATACCGTGGAATTGTCAAATTCCGCATATTCTTGCACCTGCACAGGTTACAATTTCCGTGGGAAATGTAAACATATTGACGCTGTTGCAAAAAAGCAACAAGTTAGTGACTACTAACCAGATAGTCCGAAAAGTGCTTGACATTCTTGCCGTTTTTTGATATACTGGTACCATAGAAATTGATAAGGGAACTGAAATGACTGAATTTGAGAAGAATTGCTACGGTATGACCGAAGCAGATATCCGTGAAGAATATCTAAATTCTTTAACTGCAAAATTATCTGGTATTGATATGGTAGTTGCTGGAATTCTAAGTGATTGCCAAGAAATGTTGTTGATGAATTATGACAATGATTCGATTCGTAAACAGTTGAATATTGCCAAGTTTTGTTTGTTTGAAAAAACTGAAAAGGAAGTAGCATGAAAAGTTTACAAGTTTATATCCCTACGGATGGTTTGGGTTATTGGTCATCCGTTGCAAAAGAAGTTTTTGTCACCCAAATGCGAATTTCCTATTTGAATGATGAATCCGATTTTGGTGAACTCCGTGTTTATTTCGATACCGAAGATTGGGATGTTAATTCTGACGGATTGATTTACACCGACAAATTATTTCTGGAAACCCTCAAATCCTATATGACTGATATGGGTTACGATTCTTCCGATGTATCGTATTCCGAACAAGGCATGCAAGGTGACAAATATGTTTCCTTTGATGTTGGTTCTAAATTTATCAATTCTTTTATGGTGACTGTATGAAAATAAATTCCTTTACTATACTGAAAGTAGCAAGTGAAGTTAATGCTATGACTACGGATGAATTGCAAGTGCTTGCAGAAACCTTAAATGAGAAAAAAGCTGATGCTCTTGCTTCGTTTATTTCCTATGTTATTCAAGACCGTCAAGTTGTTAAAAATGAAATGGAGTTGGTATGATTAGATTTATTATTGGTTTGGTTATTACTATGGGTGCAATAGGCGGTATGGAAGTTCCAGGTAGTAATTCCGACTTTGCCTTACAAATCGTTGCTGCTGTGATAGGATTGACCTTAATTGCCTTTGGTGCAAATAAGATGAGTCGGAACTAATGTTGATTTATACCTATCAAAAGTCAAAAAAGAAGAAAAAAACAAAACAAGAAATTGCTGAATATCAGCAATGGCTTGATTCCATTAATTCACAAAAAACTACTTTTGGTGGAAAATACAAAGTGAAAGTTGTGCAAATTACCAAAAAACAAGTTGACCCGTATCGCCGAGAAACTCCACATTACCCAAGCCGTGATACAGGTTTAGGTAATGCAACAAAACCAATTCACGGCAAACAATATACAGGTGACAAATTACTTGGTATTGGTACTTTGCATAAGTCTAATGCTGTGCCAATTTTCTCGCAGGAAGAGGCAGAGGATCAGGCAAAAATGCGTAGGTAAGACTGTTGTTTTTAAGCAACAAGTGCCAAATAGTGCTTGACATTCTTGCCATATTGTGTTACAATGGCTACATGATGATGAAAAAGGCGATTGAATTATGAATTTATTGACAGTTGGAAATCCTAAAGTCCTCAAGGGTATGAAACAAGGTTATATGACCTACATTCTACACCTTGCACCTGCTTCATTGTCAGGTTACAATACCTGTCCCAAGGCGACCGCAGGTTGCAAATCTGCTTGTTTGAATACGGCAGGTCGTGGCGGTATGTTTAAAAAGGGTGAGACAACCAATACAATTCAAAATGCCCGTATTCGTAAAACAAAAATGTTTTTTGAGAACCGTGCTGAATTCATGGCAAGTCTAGTTAAAGATATTGAATTGGCAATTAAACAATCAATTAAAAAAGATTTGATTCCAGTTTTTCGTTTGAATGGCACTTCCGACTTATCGTGGGAAAAATACGAAGTGATTCGTAACGGTGTTGTTTACAAAAATATTTTTGATGCATTTGCTGAATACCAATTTTATGACTACACTAAAATCCTTGGTCGTAAAGTTGTTGCGATTAGTAATTATGATTTGACATTTTCTGCCGCTGACGGAAATGATGCTGATGTGTATCGTGCAATTGCTGAGGGGTATAATATTGCCACAGTTTTCGGTGTTAAGAAAACAGAACCATTACCACAGTCCTACTTTGGTCGTGAAGTGATTAATGGTGACGAATCCGACTTACGATTCCTTGATGCGAAAAATGTTATTGTTGGTTTGTATGCCAAAGGTAAAGCAAAAAAAGATACCTCTGGTTTTGTGAAGTATCCTACCTTTATGTTGAAAGCTGCTTGATATGAATGAAATTACTATTACCCGTCCAGAACAGATTTTTATTGTGAAGTCTTTCGGACCTGAAAATGGTTATGTGAATTTAAAAACATTCCTTTTCCGTGAAGATGCTGAAAAGTTTTGTTCTACTATTCAGAAACAAATACCTGATGATATCGAAGATGAATTTGTGGAAATTGAGGAGATGACATTACTATGATTCGTGCTAAACAAATTGCAGAAAGTATGGTTATTGATTTAACCGGACCTGAGGGTAATGCCTTTTGTCTAATGGGTTACGCAAAGAAATTTGCTCGCCAACTTGACCTTGATGGTAATAAAATTATCGAAGAAATGCGTAGTGGAAATTATGAAAATCTTGTTGCAACATTCGACAAGTATTTTGGTGATTATGTTATTTTGGAAAGATAATGGAAAGAGGATTTAAAGTTTATTGTGAGTGGTGCCATGATTGGCATAATACCGAAGATGTTGAATTTTTGAATATTGAAGAAGATATTGAAGGTCGAGATGTTATGCATTTCGAATGTAGAAAACCACCATCATGGAATGAAGACATTTCACGATATGATGGTACATCATCATTAGTTTATAGGAATTAAAAATGGGAACTAGAAGCTTAACTTATGTGTATGAAAAAGAAACACCAATCATGTGTATGTACCGCCAATTTGACGGGTATCCAAGTGGTCATGGTGTTGAGTTGTCCGAATTCTTAACACAGATGACAGTTGGAAATGGAATCTCTGGTTCGCCAGAATTGTTTAGTTTTGCAAATGGTATGGGTTGCTTGGCTGCTCAGATGATTGTGAATTTCAAAAAATCACCTGGTGGATTCTATATCTACTCAGTTGATATGAATCAAGATTGCTGGCAAGATTATGAATACCATGTTTATGAAGATAAACTGATTGTGAAGAATCCTACCGAAGTGATTTTCGAAGGTTCTTATGAAGAATTTATGTCATTTTGCTACGATGAAGTGACTGAATGAGGCAAACATCGGCGATGCCTCTTGACAAAATCGCCAATATGTGTTATACTAGTAGTTCTTAAATTGATTATGGAGAAACAAATGGCAAAGTCCAAAGTAGTTGCGAAAGCAGTAAAGACACCTAAGACCCCTAAGGTGAAAACGGTACGATTGAATCACACACAAAAACTTGTGACCGTGATGATTTCAGGTAAAGTTGTGACCAAAGATGAGATTGAATCGCTCTTGGGCGACCAAATCCAAATGTATAAATTGTCCACTTATATGTGGGCGATTAAAACAAAGATGAACGGCACTATCAAAGTCGTTAAAGACGGTCGCAAAGTTGCTGGTTATCAGTTGCTTAACCCTAATGACCTTATTGCAGTCTCTAAGGTTAAAGAGTATATGAAACAGACAGGCAGTAATGCCGCTGGTAAAGTAACCAAATTGAAAGATTTGGGTGCAACAGAGTCGGCTGCAACCGAGACCGTTGCAGAAGAAATGACAGTAACCGAAGTTACTGCCTAACAAAATTTGCTAATGGGAGAGTTGCGAGAATTTATGCGAGCTGTCAGTCAGATGCCGGATTCTATGAATCTTAAAAATGGATCGTGCAGTAAGTCTCATATAGGCAAATTCCGCTCATTCTTAAACAACAGCACATTGCTCGCTGAGAAGCGCCTAATTATGTGTCCCTTAGCATCTTTGAAAGTTTAAATGAATAATAGAGACCGAGAAATTTTACTCATTGCACAAGAAGAATGTGCAGAAGTAATTCAGGCAATATCAAAGATTTTTAGATTTGGATTTGATGCACAACATCCAAATGAAGATAGGAATAATCTCCAAAGACTTGAAGAAGAACTAGGAGATTTAGCGTGTATGATTGGTTTACTTATTGATAAGAAAATTGTAAGTGAATCAAATCTAGAATCAGCTGCGGAAATGAAATTGAAAAAGTTAAGGACTTGGTCAACCATTTTTGTAGATGAATAGAATAGGTAAATTATATTATGGAATGGGTTTTAGTTTTTTGGATTAATGCACAATCAAACTTTATGGTTCATTCAAAATATGAATCACAAATAGATTGTGAAAATAACATTTCTCTATATGAGAGGGCATTTCAACAAGCAAATTCTAAAATGGTTGCAGAGTGTAAACCTTTCGGTAGAGAGCATAAAAAGAAAAACAAATCTAACATTGTTTATAAAAAGGTGATAGTGCAATGAACAAAGTAATTGAGAATGGTCAAGTTGCAGTTTTGTATTCTCCTGGATACGGTGCAGGTTGGTATACTTGGAATGAATCACGATTTGAAGAACAAGATGAAGCACTTAAACTTGTCTTTGATCCAATTCTCGTTGATTTGGTGAAACAAAAAGAAGCAAATCGATTTGAAGACCTTGATTTGCTTAATTCTATCAATCAACAAATTGAAAATCGGGCTAATGAAATTTTGCCTGATGGATATTTTGGTGGTGTTGAAGATTTGACAATTATGTGGATGCCTATCGGTACTGAATTTCGTATTGAAGAGTATGATGGTAGTGAGTCTATCTTTTTTAAAGAAAATGAATATTGGTTAACAGCATGAAAAATTACCTAAGATATAGTGGTGGATGTATTGTTTTCCAACTCAATCCGTTGCATTGGAAAATATTGCCTTGGTTCAGGAATGAAACAAATGTCGAGTGGGGTTCGGCAGAACACACTTATAGCTTGACATTCTTGTTTTTAACTGTTAGAATATGGATAGATAGTGGGGAATGGTAATGAAACACTGGACACAATTGAATAACTTAGAGACACAAATTATCCGCCTTGAAGAATTGCGGTCATTGTTTAGTGTTCTTGCGAGTGGTGCAGAAGAGAGTAGTGCGGAAGATGTTCGTAGTGCTCTTTGGTATGTTGAAGGTTCTATGAATAGTATTCACAATGAATTGCGAAATGAATTTGATAATCTATGGCAAGCTATTTCAGAAGATGAAACTAAAGAACTGATTGAAGAAGTTAAAAAGAAACACAAAGGCGGCATGAAGAAAAAAAAGATGATGACAGATAAAGAGTTGCCATGAATATTTTTTACCTAGACAATGATACCGCTACTTGTGCAGAAATGCATAATGATAAGCATGTGGTCAAAATGATTTTAGAATATGCACAATTACTCTCAACCGCTCATCGTGTTATTGATGGTGTAGAACTTAATGGTCTTACTGCTTCAGGTAGAAAAAAGAAATTCTGGTCATTAGGTGACAGCCGTGATTATACATTGTATAAGGCTACTCACATTAATCATCCTTCGGCAGTTTGGGTAAGAAAGACACATCAAAATTATATGTGGCTCGCTGACCTACTCGGACAATTGTGTTCTGAATATACTCATCGATATGAAAAGACACATAAAGTAGAAAGAGATGGATTGTTGAATATATTGCAAACTAATTTACCTAAAAATATTCCAATCGGTCCGTTTACACAACCAACTCCTGCAATGCCAGACGAAGTGAAAATTGCAGGTGATTCCATCAAGTCCTATCGCAACTACTATATAAACAACAAGGCGCATTTAGCGTCATGGAAGAAGCGAAGCACACCAGGATGGTACAATGCCAACATATGAATTTTTAGATACGAAAACAAATGAAGTTTTTGAAACGATTATGAAGATTGCAGAGAGAGAAGAATTTCTTTCAAACAATCCTCATATTCAACCGGTGATATCCGCACCAATGCTTGTGTCTGGTGTATCGACAACAAACAAAATGCCTGATGGTTTTAAAGAGGTACTCTCTAAAGTTGCCGAGAAGCATCCACATAGTCCTGTTGCAGATAAACACGGCCGCAGGTCAGCAAAAGAAGCGAAAACAAGGCAGATTGTAAAAAAATATGCCGATAAAATAACAAAAAATACCTAATGACATTTAATCATGTAAAACTTGAATCATTAAATTTTGATTTGACAGCCGTTACAACGGAGAACGGAAGACAATACACAACACCAGAGGGTAAAGTTTATCCTTCTGTGACTACTGTATTGTCGGAGTATAGTAAGAAAGCTATTTTTGAATGGCGGGATAGGGTTGGTGCTGAAGTCGCAAACAAGATTTCTAGGGCAGCATCTGGTCGTGGTACTAAATTACACACCGTTTGTGAAAAATACTTACTCAATGAAATGAGTGATATGAAAATACAAACAATGATGCCTGACACTAAAGAATTGTTTTTTGCTTTGAAACCATATCTTGATAAGAATATTGGCAACATCTATTCATTAGAACAAGCATTATATTCAAATGAGTTGAGAATGGCAGGCAGAGTAGATTGTATTGCAGAATGGGATGGTAAGTTATCTGTAATTGATTTTAAAACTGCATCAAAGTCTAAAGATGAAGATTATATTTTAAATTACTTTATGCAATGTACCGCATATGCAAATATGTTTGAAGAGAGAACAGGTCAACCGATTGAACAGTTGGTCGTTGCTATAGCAGTAGTTGAAGATTTCCCACAGATATTTGTGAGAAACAAAACAAAGTATATACCTGAATTGAATAAATTTATAGATAGTTATTGGAAGAAATTGTCGTAATCCCTTCAAAGTGAAGGACTGTTGGACGGCGGTTCGATTCCGCCCAGCTCCACCAAAAGTATATTGACGATCCGAGTATTCTGGAAGCAAACACGAAAGTGGCAATATACTTCTGATGGGGCTGACTTGGTTTCGACAGCGGTAGATAGCAGAGACGGCGACACGGTAGGCGATGACCGTAAATCAAGCAAAACATCTAAACGCAAACGATGAAAGATTTGCATTAGCAGCCTAAACACTGCTTAGGGTTTCGGATGGTTTCCTCGTAACAGAATAACCATCCACTAATTCTATGGCAAACTATAAAAGAAAAAAGTCAAAAAGAAGTTGTCGGTGCACCTTGTGTACCAATTTTAGATGGATGGGAAATTCCATATCCAGGAAAAGAATTTCCGATAGGCGTAATGACGATAAATTTAAATCATATAGGGAAACAGAGTGAAAGTTTATAGAAGTAATTATCGACACCATTGGGTGTCACCATACACTATTCTCAAAGTGATTTGTTTTTGGGAAAAAGATGAAGATGTGTTTTATAACCATGAAGATGTTCCTGGTCACAAATACGACAAGTGGGTTGATTTTCTAACTCCATTTTGTGTTGCATGGCAAAAGTTTTTAGACTTTGTTCATCCAGAAATTAAGTATGTGAAGATTGACCGATGGGATACTTGGTCAATGGATCATACTTTAGCAGATATTATTCTGCCAATGTTGAAACAATTACAAAAAGACAAACACGGTGCACCTTTTGTTGATGATGAAGATGTGCCAGAAGAATTAAAGTCTACATCAGCACCAGCAAAAGAAAATGAATATGATACTGATGAAAATCATTTCAAAAGATGGGATTATGTTCTCGGTGAAATGATTTTTGCATTTGAATGTAAAGTTGATGATACATGGCAAGAAAAATTTAGTTCAGGTGAATTCGATAAGAAGACAGTTGCTTGTCAATGGGATGAAAATGGTAAAGCAACAATGTATGAATGGATTGATGGACCGAAACATACCTATAAATTAGATTTTGATGGTATGCAAGAAGTTCAAAAAAGAATCACTAATGGATTCCGTTTATTTGGTAAATATTATGAAGGCCTTTGGGATTAAAATTTGGAGACTTTGGGCAAAGGCACTAGGGGAAAAAGCATCAACAGATGATACTGAGGCGGATAAGATTGCCACTATTCGTTCAATCATTGTGTTAATATACATTATAACAAATTTTGTGATTATCGCCGGTGTTTTGCGACATTGGAATGACTAAATAAGTAACCAGCAATCACACAACAAGCTGGTGACACACAAACACACTAAGGAGTGCATTATGTCTAATATGACACCGTTCGAGATTCGCCTTGAACTATTAAAAATGGCGAAAGATATGCTTACCGATGACTACTATGGTAAGCGTGAAATCATTAGTAACAGTTGGCATGCCAAACTAGAAGTTGCTAAGATTCATGGAGGTGAATTGCCTGAACATCCAGGTTTTCCATTATTCCCCTCCGAAACAGAAATCATTTCAAAGGCTCAAACCCTAAATGGTTTTGTTTCAAACATCCCACTAGAAACAAAGACTACTACTAAGAAGTCTACGACTTAATGGGCGAGGAGAGCACTCTCCTCGGGTGCTCTCCTTTTAACAAAAAGGAGTATAATGAAAACAAGATATCTCATTAGTATCAGCCTAATCACGGCAATACTAACATTCAGTTTTGGAATGTCTCACAGCATAAGTTACAATATGCCGTTCAAAACAAACTTTAATAATTTATCACCACAAGCAAAACAAGAAGTAGAATGTTTAGCAGAAAACATTTACTTTGAATCTGGTTATGAGCCAAAAGAAGGACAAATAGCAGTTGCGTTTGTTACCTTAAACCGGGTCAAATCGGGTATTTTTGAGAATGATATTTGTGGTGTGGTCAAACAAAAAATTAGGAATGTATGCCAATTTTCTTGGTATTGTGAAGACAGGCAACATAACATTTCTGCCAATAAAAGCTTGACAACCAGTAACAATTCGTTGTATAATAGCGTTAGAGAATTAGCTACATTAGTGTATGCGAACTCAGACAGAATGATAGACCCATCCAACGGTGCATTGTTTTATCATGCCGATTATGTAAAACCTGGATGGAAAAACATGGAGACTACGGCAGTAATTGGTCGACACATTTTTTATAACAGAAAGGCGATATGAAACCAGTAAACATATCAAGTTTAATACCAAAGTTAGATTCAACAATTACTATTTGTATAACATTAATTTTTCTTTCTGCCATTATAGGACTCGGTTACTACGGAGTGAATGACAGAAAGTTAATGGCAGAAAACATCAATACTGCAATTGCAAAGGGAATCGATCCTTTATCAGTAAGATGTTCTTATGCGAAGAGTGATGATATTATCTGTATTGCGTTTGCCGCATCAGCACAATCTCATAACACAGGCGTTCCAATTAAGAAATAATTTTTAGGAGTATATTATGGCTATTCAGCAAGTGAGTGTTAATCAAATTTCAAACCCAGCAGACCGTGAAAAGTTGTTGAAAGTCATTCGTGACTGCTCAGATTCAATGGCAAGAGCACAAGGTGAGAAAGAATTTATTAGAGAAGCGGTTACTGATATCAGTAAACAATTGCAACTACCGAAAAAAGTAGTTGCTAAAATGGTGAAGGTCTATTTCAAACAGAACTATGATGAAGAAGTTGCTGTGCAAGACCAATTTGAAACTCTTTATGAAACGGTTGTAAAATGAAATATATTTTTAAACAAATAGACAACATCTCTGGTCATAATACAGAGACTACTGTTGAATTTAA